TTTATTCCGTGGGTGCGTCGCCCGATAATACGGGGACGGCCTGCACGTTTTCGATGATGGGCGCAACTGGCGGATAATTAGATTCCTCCCTGGAACAACTGGCCCGCTTCGGCGGGTCTTTTTTTGTGGTTATTGACGACTAAGCCCGCTTGGTGTACGTCATTCTTGGAGTAAGCGGGTTTCCCGCGCGTTTTTCATCGCACAGAGGGCCTTCTCATGCGTAAACTTTTCTCTTTCCTGAGTATTTTTGTACTTTTCGCCTTTGTTGGTCAGGCTTTGGCCCAGGAAGGCGGTTCGATCAAGCGGATTACCGGCAAGGCAATTTCGATGAATGCCAATGTCGGCACCGCGACGCCGACGCTGGACGCTTTCGCGTTCGATTTTGAATCGAAGTTCGTTCGTGTTTGCGTGGCTGCCGACAGCACGCCGGTTTATTTCCGGTTTGGTACGGCGACTTCCGACAGATCCACCAATTCCGATCCTATCGCGACGACCTCACTCTATGTCGCCAGCGATTATACATCGGATAAGATGACGGTCCCGGCATCGTCCAGCGCCATTTTCATCGCCGGACAGGGCGGCACCTATGCCTTTAACCGGGCTCTCGCCTGGAATTCCGCTGTACTCGGCGCCGACGATGCCGTGCAAACTCTCTGCACGACTCAGCCTTGGCGGACCAAGGGTATCGTGACCCACGTTGCGTCAGGATTGGCGACGGTCGATATTTGGGCGTGGTAACTGCCCATGGGCCTTGCTCTAAAACTTACGCAAGAGGAAGCCCGCAGGGAAGTCGTAGACCGGATAAAATATAACGCCGTCCATTTTTACCGCCCGTACCCGAAGCAATTCGAGTTTCACGCGGCGGGGAACGGCTTTCGGGAACGGCTTTTAATGAAGGGCAACCAGCTTGGAGGCACTCTTGCGGGTGCCTCCGAGGTGGCCTTTCATGCGACCGGGGAATATCCGAAGTGGTGGACCGGCCATCGGTTTGATGGTCCGATAACGGTCTGGTGCGGCTCGGAAACCAACGAGAAATCCAAGGAAATTATCCAGACGGCTTTGTTGGGGATGGAAGACCCCGATAAAAAGGCGCCTGAATTTGGCTCGGGCACGTTGCCTCGGGATACGATTCTCAAGTTCACCATCCGGCAGGCGGGCGTCAAGAGCGTGGTCGATACGATCATCGTCCAGCATTACAACCCGGAGGGAAAGGCCGACGGCAAAACCCAAATCACGCTCAAGAATTACCAGCAGGGCGTCGAAGTCTGGACGGGTAAAAAGGTTGATCTTGTGTGGATCGACGAGGAACCTAAACATGCGCCGGATATTTACTCCGAAGCGTTGACGCGAACCAACGCGGCGAAGAATAAAAAGGGCGAGCGTTCCGGGCGCATCTTTATGACGTTTACGCCGCACAACGGCATGACGAGCGTGGTTGAGCCGTTTATCACGCCGCAGCCTGGGGATTCCCCAAAATCAACCGTCACGATGTCGATTTTCGAGGTCCTGGGGGGTGCTTGGCCTATCGGGACGCCGTGGGAAGGCCAGGAATGGAAAGGCCACTACACGCGCCAAGAGGCCGAGGAAATTATCGCCGCCTATCCCTCTCACGAGCGAGAGTGCCGCGCATATGGCGTACCGCAGGCTGGCGAAGGCCGCGTTTTTACGACACCGGAGGAAGAAATCCGTTGCGCGCCGTTCGAAATACCCGACCAATATCGTCGGATCAAGGGCATAGATTTTGGCATTGACCACCCGTTCGGGATGGCGGACTTGGCCCACGATACCGACAGCGATATTATTTATGTGACGCGGGTGTGGCGAAAATCCACAGACCCAGGCGTTCCTGCCGTTCCAACTCATGCGGCGGCCATTAATGCCAGCAACGAGTGGATTCCGGTCGCGTGGCCGCACGATGGCGGCAACCGCGAGAGCGACGGCGAACAGTTGCAGAAGAAATACCGCAACGCGAAGGTTAATATGTTGAGCCAATCCGCCCGCTACGATGACGACAAGGGCGGCAAGCAGGCCGTCGCTCCTATCGTTGACGACATGGACGAGCGGATGAAAACAGGACGCTGGAAGGTGTTCGATACCTGCCCGGAGTTTTTCGACGAATACCGGTTTCTACATCGCAAGAACGGCATCATCGTTGCGCTGAAAGACGACGTTCTGAAAGCCGCCATGTACGCGCTTATGAGTATCCGCAAGGCGCGGCGCAAGCCGATGCCTCGGGCAGTTTCCAACGCGCCGAAGCGCCAGGGATTGAGGATGTGATGAACGACACAGGAATGCAGACGATTCTGAACAGCCAGATTGAATTATCTGAACCGGTTGCCGTGTGCGAAAAATGCGAAAGCTGGTTGTGGGTTGTGGTGCTGGGGGCGGTGACGCCCGAAGGTGGGCGGGTGGTTTTGAAATACCGTTGTGCGAACCACGATTGCGGCGAGGAAATTCTGATTGGAAAGCCGGGCTGATGGATCGCGGAGCATTCGGAAGGTTGACAGTAAGAGCGGGATTCACGCCGCTGGAACCTATTCACGGGAAGCATGGCGACGTGCTGATCGCCGAACGGTTTTTCGACTTCGCCGATATGGAATTCAGCCCCGCGCTGCGCGAAAAGGTTTTTGATTTTTTAATGCCTCATTGGTGTACCTTGTGGGCGCTGTCCCGGGAACAACTCGACGTTGGGCAATATATTTTCAATGCCGGTCGCCATACTTCTCGGAAAGAACGAATTAAGTTAGCGCGTGTGGCCGCAGACGATTGGGTAAGCGCAAATTTGGAGGGGCAACGGTTCAAATGAGCGATCAAACCCCAAAAGAGACGAAAAAGCCCCGTTTCACCGACGCCGACTGGAAAACCATGGGCGAGGTGGTCGGTGACGAGCTTTCACGCCGCGCCACAAAGCGCGAGTCCCGCGAAAAAAGATGGAAGGAAGTTGATCGTCAGGTCAACATGATTCCGCGCGGTCGGGTGTCCACAAATAACGCCAATCAATCCTCGGCCTGGATGTCCGACCTTGAATTGCCGTTGCAGGCGATCACGCTGGAAACCGACATCGCCGATATTCGCCGGATGCTTTTCCCGAACGATAAATCATGGTTCCGCGCCCATGGCGCAATTACCGATAAATGGCTCGACGCCACAGATTTCAAATCGCTGTTGCCGGACGACAAGGGCGAAGTGCCGAGCCGCGTCGGACAGGGCGAAGCCAACGCCATCATCGAATCGGCGCTCGGGTTTTATCATTCCCAATACAATTTCCGCCACGCCTGGGACATGCTGAACGGCGAAGCCATCAAATACGGTTCTTTTGCCGGGCGTATGCGGGTGATTAAGAAGCACGTTTTCGTTCAGGATTATCGCGGCGTTCTCCGGCAGGAAATGAAGCTGCCGATCCTCGTTCCGCGTTCCATGTGGTCTACCTATCTGGACGATTCCCAAACCGCCGTGATGAACGAGGGCTTTATTCTGGCCCCGGCGATCATCGAAAAGCACAAGCAAAAACTCGCCGATATTCAGATGGCGGCCAGCAAGGGAACGACGGACCCCCGCGATTTGACGCGCGGCGGCTGGCGCAAGGAAGCGGTCAGAAAACTACAACTGCCGAACAAGACGACAAAGGAAATCGAAATCGGCATTTACGAGGGCGATCTGATCGTGCCTCGTTCGAGCGGCGTTCCGCTATTCCTGCCGAACTCCATCGTCACCGTTGCGTTCGGCGGTCCCGGTGGGGGTCAGTCCACCAAGGGCGCGGTGCCGTCCAAGAGTGCGACCGTTATCCGTTGGCAGATTTCCAACCTGCCGTTCCATTCGTATATCACCGGCACCTACCACAACGACGATCTGACCTCGGCCTATGGCGTCGGCCCGTTGATGTTGGGAGCGCCGACCCACAAGGGCGCGACGGAAGCCTTCAATCAGGTTATGGACAGCGCCGCCCTCGACGCGCTGCCGCCGTTGAATTACGACCCCGACGATTTCCACAACGAAGCCAGTGGCGGACCCGTTTTGGAGCCCGGCGCAATCTGGCCGTCGAAAACAGGCGTCAAGCCGGTATTGTTCTCGAAACCCGACGTGATGATGAAGGTGTTCGGGGCGCTTTCCGACCTTTACCGCGACACCACCGGGACGCAGAAGCCGCGCCTCGGCGCGCAGGCCAAGAGCCACACCACCGCCTCGTCGTCCTTGCGTGAGGAATCGCGCGGGCTCGTTCGTACCGTCCATTATGTGTCCGATCTCGTCGGCGGCGCCATCCCGACGTGGTTGTCGATGGAATACCAACTCATTAAAAAAATGCTGAAGGATCAAGTCGTCTTCGTCGAGAGGTGGAATTCGTTCATTGAGATTTCAGCCGAACACTTGCCCGAACACGCCGTTTTTGAAGTCTTCGGCGCGGGTGGCCCGGTTGAGGAAGCCGAACAGGAACGCCGTCGCACGAGCGCCCTGACCGCAATTCTGCAAATTGAACCGACCGCGCGCGAACTCGGCGCAACCCCGGCAGACATTGACGAAATTCGCCGCTTACTGTTGGAGGAAGCAGGCTTTGCCGACACCGAATCCATCCTACCCATCGGAGATCAGCCTAGCCCTGGCGGAACTCCAGGCGAATCCGAACCTGTCCCTGGTCCTGAATTGGTACCGGGACAATAAGGTCAAGGAGCGCATCCCGCGTTGGTCGAAAGACGAGCAAATAACGACGTGGGCGCACCAGACCGGCGTTCAAACAGGTGAACAGAAAGTGTTGACGTTTCTCAATCCACAAGGTAGGTCATAATTATGACACTTGATAATGAAGACCCGCAAGCTGCGGCAAACGCATCCGACGACCAGCAACCAGCCGGTTCCGAGGATCAAAGCGCGCAGGGGAACGGCGAAGATCAAAGCCTCGACGCCATTCTGGCTGAGATTGACGCTGAAAATACACAGGCGGACGCACCAGACAGCGGAACGCAGCAACCGACACCCGACGAACCGGGGCAACCCGATCCGGCCGTGGTAAGTCTCTTGCGACGTGAAGCCCGCCGAGACGTTGTTGCGACGGTTTCATCCGTTCAGGACGAAAACGAGTCCCTTAAAGGGCTCAAACCTGAATTCGTTGAATCCCTCTTGGAAGGCGAAGCCAGACGGCAGCCAAAAGTTATGGCCGCTTGGCATAACCGGGAAAACGATCCCGAAGCATGGAAAAAAGTTGCTTCGGCGGTTGGCAAGAAAATCGCAAAAGGGCTCGGTGGAACCGTTGATGCAAAGGCTACGGAAGATGTTGCCGCAGCCATCGCGTCTGCCAACGGTATAACCCCCGGCCATGGGGGCGGCGGCGGTGTTGACCAAGCAGCGGTTAGCGCGATGAGCCCCGCAGAATTCGACGATTTTTATGAGAATTTTTAACCATGGCCCAAAGCGCATAGGAACCAGCCGTGGCTGATATTACCTCAACAACTCAGATTGCCGGTCCCGTTAACTACGTCTTTCAGGAGGCGTTGCTTCGACAGGCCCGCGCTCGTTGCATTTATTTCGTTGGCGGCAAAAAGGGCGACGTTCTCGCCAGCCACAGCGGAACCTTCTCCGTCAAATGGCGGCGATATGACAACCAAGACCCGACCACAACGGCCCTCTCCGAAAAAACCGGAACGATCACCTACCCGGTGCGTGCCGGTGAGCAGGCCGCTGTTACGGACGTTACCGCGACGCTCGCCAAGTACGGCAAGCATTTGGTTCTGACCGAGGAAGTTGATCTCGTCAACTCCAACAATCAGGCCAAAGAACTGACGACCGTTATGGGCATTCAAGGTGGCCGCAGCCTGAACAGGTTGCAGCGCAATATCCTTGAAGACAATGCGACGCTCAAGTATGCGTCCGGGGGTTCGTCCGACGGCGACGTGACAGATGCGATTTCGGGCGCGCTTCTGCGCTTTGAAACCAACCGTCTCGAACGCAATTCGGCCATGACCTTCACGCCGAAAACGAGCGGCAGCACCAATATTGGCACCACACCGATTCTGGCGTCCTTTTGGGGCCTTTGCCATTCGGACGTTGCCGAAGACGTTGCCGCGCTTCCGGGTTTCAAGAGCGTTGAAAAGTATGCCGGTCAGACGCAAATCGAAAACGGCGAATTCGGGTTCTACCCCGGTGCCGGTTCCGGTATCCGGTTTATTTCCTCGCCGGAAGGCAGCGTGGACGCTAATCTCGGCGGCGCACCCGGAAACGCTCTGCGTTCGACGGGCGGCGCGAAGGCCGACCTCTACACCACGATCATCATGGGTATGCAGGCTCACGGTTGCCTGTCTCTTGACTCCCAGTTGATTAAGGAAGTCTACATGGCTGGCGATCTTATTCCGGGTCTGATTATGATCCAGAACAAGAAAGGCAGCGCCGGTTCTGCCGATCCGTTGCACGAAATCGCGACGAACGGCTGGAAAGCATGGCACGCGGGCGCAATCCTGAACGGTGATTGGGTCGGCGGCATTCGCACGGGTGCCAACAGACTCGATTAATCTGTTGCGATAAACTCGTGGTCGATGATGAAAGGCCGGGCTCCGGCCCGGCCTTTTCTTTAGGAGAATGTTATGGATTTCTTCTCAATGAGGCGTTTTGAGATTGTGCAATTCTGCCAAAAGAAAAAACTGAAACTGGATTTCACGAAGTCGCGCGATGATCTCGCCGCAGAACTCACAGCCAAGGTCAAGGCCGGTAAATTGAAACTTCCGGCGAAACCCAAGGAGTAACCATGCCCCTGCCCGCACAAGGCCAAGCAATCAGCGAATTCCTGCAACAGTTTTTTATGCAGGACGACAGCCAGCGGCCCGAATTCCAACTCGGATTTGCCGCACTCCGGCGCACCGAACTTTTGCAGTTGGCCGACATGATTGAAATGGAAATCGCCCCACGCGATACGCCCGCGACGCAAATCGTGCCGATGCTCAACGTGGCGCTGGCGCAGGGCAAGTTCGATCACCTCGTTACCCAAAAGGTTGATTTCCGCGACGCCGAACTGGCCGCTCTCAAAAAGCAGGTTGCCGACCTTGCTAAACTTGTCTCCGCCCCGACACCGGCAGCCGCCGAACCTCCGGCGAAGAAAAAACGCGGCGGAATGAGCGAGGAACGCAAGCAGCTTGTGGCGCAGGCAAGAACGCTCGGGTGGAAAGGTCTCCCCGGTTCCAACGACGCCCTGAAAGATTTTGTCGCCAAGGGCGGATTATCGGTTCCCGAGCAGAAGCCGGAAGCCGCAGGAGAAATCACCGGAACCGCGCAGTTAGCGCCGCAACTGGGCTGATCTAATGGCCTACACCTTCCTGCAAGCCATGAATAACTCGCTCAAGGAAGCGGATGTTATCAAAGGGTCCGATGGCGAGTTGACAACGTTTGTCGATGCGCCTCGCCAGCACGCCATCGACCTTATGATTGATTCGTGGAACGATGTCATTCGGGAATTGCACCGCGCCGGGATTTTCTCCGGCGAGACGGCGGAGGGTTCGTTCACGTTGGCGCTGGACACCAACGAATACCCCTTCGAAACCGACTTTGAAGTCATGGTCGGAAGGCCGGTTGACGAGGACAACAACAACGAATTGCTGCCCTATCCTGGCGGTTTCCTCCAACTCCGCGTAGACCGCAAGAATCCCGAACAATATCTCGGGCTGCCGAATTACTGGACCGAAAACCCGACGACGCAGAAAATTCGCGTTGAATCGTTTCCGCAGGCCGGTGAGGTCGGGCGCGTTTACACCTACGTCTACGAGATGCGGCAGAATTTGAGCGTCATTGCCGACACGTTCCCGTTCTCAGATACCGTTGTTGATGCCATCCGAAGTTCAGTTGTTCAGGTGTTTGACAGGAAGAATCGCAAGCAGTTCGACGCCGGTATTTATGCGGTGGCTATTTCCCAAGCGGCACAGACTTTGCACCGCACAAGGCCGCGCAGAAATTACGGGCGACGCAATGCCTCTCCCTCTTGAAAATTCAGAAAATCGAATCATCATCAAGCACGGTGCCGGGATAAATACGGTCGCAAGCCCCGCCGACATCGACCCGCAGGAATGCGCCGAAGGCTCAAAGAATTTCAATCTGAAACTGGATAATTCGGAATTGCGTCGCCGCCCGGCATTTGATCTTGTTGGGACGGCGCCCAACGCAGAAGCCATCAACGGATTTGCCCAACTGGAAAAACAGGACGGGACACTTTCGACGCTCATTCAGGCCGGCGGCTTGGTCTATTTGTGGGACGGGACGGCCACCGGCTTTACGTTGGTTGGCACGGTCAATTCAGGCGCCAGGCTTCGCGGCCACAGGCAGACTCACAACTTCACGCTGGACGAAAAGGTTATCATCACCGATCTGGCGTTGGCGCAAGTCGTCATGGAGTGGGACGGGACGACGTTTCAGGCGATGGCGACCAACCTCGCGACGGACTTTTTTGCAAAGTATCTGCTGGTTCACGACGAGCGCGGGTTTTTCGCGAACGTGGTGGCGACGACAGCCACGCCGCACATGATTGTCGGATCCAAACTTTCCGACATCAACACCTTGACCGTCACTGATCGCCCGTCCAGCGCCCTTAGCGTTGAGGATCCGTTCTTCCTTCTGACGCCCGACCTTCGCCCCGTGAACGCCATCGTTGAGGCCTTCGGGTTATTGAACTTTTCGTCGCGAGAGGGCCGGTTTTTCAAACTTTCCGGCTCCGACGCAACGGATTTCGCCATTGCCGAACTTTACGCCAACAGCGGCGCGGTTGGTGACGAATCCGTGGCGTGGATCGGCAACGATGTCGCCTACGGGCGCGCGGGAAAGATTGAAACGCTGTTCGCTACTGACCGCCTTGGAGACGTTGCTACGGACGACCTAAGCCGCTGGATTACGAATCTCGTCACCGACATCGACGATTGGACGGTGATATTCAATCCGCGTTTCCAGAAAATCTATTTCTTCTCGAACACGAAGGAATTTCTCGGTGTTTTCCAGAAAGATTTCATCGACGAGAACGTGCGCCGGATTTCCTTCGGAGAGGACGTTTCCGACTTGTCGCCGTGGTCGATCTACGAAACCGATCATTCGTTGAACTTCCAGCCAACAACCGCCTGGGTTATGCGCCGCCCCACCGACGGGCTCGAAACGACCTATATGGGCGGACCAGACGGCGCGATCTATGAAATGGAAGGAAACGGCGGTCAGGACGGCGGAGCCGACGACATTGAAGTCGCTCGCCTTTCCAGAATGTTCGAGGGGCCGCCTGATTCAGATGCCAGCGACGTTTTCGGATGGCTTTCTTTCGGCCCGCTGTTTTCGGAAACCGTCAACTACACGCTCGAATTCAGCGGTAGGGAACTCAAAGAGGAAGGCCCGTATGCCGTAACGCTGAATCCTTCTACGAATGCCCCGGTGTTCGGAGGCGCATTCTATTTTGGTGGAGCAACTTATTTTGGACAACGCTATAAGGGTCGCTACACACGAAAAACCGTTGCCGCCCCCGGCAGCGGTGAAGTCTTCCAAGTCAGGCTCGAAATTGACGGCGCGAAAGACTTCATTATCCAAGAAGCCGGATTTGAATTCGTCGCGACCGGCTGAGAAAGCCAAACCACGCCTGACAAGGACGCTTCGCCGCCGTCCGCGATTCCGTTTCCTCACGGAAAAGGATTTGAACACCCTGACCGTTGCGTGGAAGCGCGGCTCGTTCCCCGGTTTTGTGGAAGACGGCGACAAGGAAGAATTTCACGACAAGATGGCCATGCGGATTGCGGGCGCCGGAGCGGCATACATGCTGGAGTCGGCCAGCACGAAAGGCCATGTTCCGGTCGGTCTGGTTCTTATGAGCGCGCAAGGACACCGCGTCGAACCGCACGTTTCCTGGTTTGTCTGGACGACGCCGCGACAGAAAATGGAAAGTGCTGTTCATTTCGTGAACGAGACGAGGCGGCAAAATCTCGTTGTGATTCCGGCGCGTGAAGAAGATTGGCCGTTTTATACGCACATTTGCAAACACGGGATTATGAAGCGCGTTGGGCGCGCTGACGATTGGTTTAGCCTGGACGGAGAGGATGCGATGGTGTTCATTTCCAAGCGCCCAGGTGCAGGCTCAATTTGACGTGCGGGGGTTCTAGTGGTACCTCATACCGTGCGTTAGGGAGAATTCGATATGCCGGACCTTTTCAGCAGTAGTGATGCGGGGTTCCCGATTTCCGCAAATCTCGGTGCGGAGACGGACGCATTCAGTTTGAGCGGCAGAGGGACCATTGATGAAGGACTGAGCCCTAATATCACAACCCGCCTTTCGAAAAAAGGTTCGGCGCCGCAAGATGCGTTTGGTTCTCGGTTTCCGAGGGCTCTCACCGACATCGACGCTCTGCGCGGTCAGGTTCGCCCCGGATTCAGCGACATTCGAAAGACGCGCATTGACGAGATTAACGCTGCCGGTATCAAGGCCATCGGCACGTTGCGCCAGAATGCGTCACGCCGGAAGGTTCTCGGTTCGCAATTTGTTGAAGATGCCGTTGCGCGCACAGAACTCGAAACCGGCAAGCTGCGCGGCGAAGCCAATGCCCAATCCTTCCTTGAGGAAGTCGATACCAACCTCAAACTGATCGACTTCGAGTTTGCCAAAATCGGCGAAGCCCTGAACCGCGAATTGCAGGAATTGCAGTTGTCGGCGGGATTTTCGACGGCGGTTGCCAATCTGCTTCAAGCCAACGCGGCGACGGCGAAGCAAATCCAGCTTGCCGAATCTCAGGGGATGGGGCAATTCCTCGGAACGATTGCCGGGACAGCGTTGGGCGGGGTTGCAGCACAGGGCTGGCGCGAAACTCGGGGAATCAATCTTCGGCCAATCGAGCAACTTCTGAAAAACGCAGGCGGTTAGGATAACGCAATGGCTATTTCGGGCGCGGCATTGGGCGGATTCGCCGAAGGATTTGGCAGCGGCACGAGCAAGGCTCTGGCGGCGCGCGAACTCGGCCAGCGCGACGAGGCCCAAGCCTTTACCATGTTGCAGGGCCAGCAGAAGGCCGCGCGCGCGACCATTGATGGGCTGAAAGCGCAAATCACGGAAGCCGTGAAAATCGGAAAGACCGCCGAGGCTCAACAGATGATTAAGCGGTTGCAGGAAACCGGCAATCTAAAATTGGCCGCGGCGGGGAACGGGGCGACCGAAGACCAACTCATTCAGGAGTTGAACGGGGCGATTGGCTTGACCGCAACGCCTGAACAGACGGCGGCGACTGCGGGCCAATCTGCCATATCACAGGCGACGGCCATCGTTAAGGGAGCGGGCGTCCTTGAGGCCGATCAGGGCGCGGCAATCCAAAGGAAATTGGGTGTGGAAGACCCCGCCGAGGCCGCACGACTTAAAGAGAAGGGCAAGCTGCTAGGTCGAGCCGACGTGATGAAGAATATTCTCTCTCAGGCGGGCGCAGAACCGCTTCCAGAATCCGTTGAAACCCCCCTTGGAACGGGTGTTGCGGCGACCGAGGATTTCAAGTCTGCTATGAGGAACTTCGCCGGGGCGCAGAAATTGTTTGCTGCCGGTTTGACCTCAGAGGCAAACTCGCTTCTCAGTCAGGCCAGATTCCTCGCCGAAAACAGCCCTGAAATACAGAAGGCCGAGGAACTTGCGAAGCCCATAAGCGCCGATTTGGCGCAGAAACTTGACGTACCGCTCGGCACGACGTTTGGCGAGGTTGTGAACAAAGAACTGAAACTGAAAACACCCGAAAAGGAAAAAGAGGACTTGGCAGCGGCATCTGCCAAGGGTAAGGGGCGCGAGAAGGCACAGACACAACTTGCCTTTATCAACGAAGCGCGTGGACCAGTCACCAATCTGTTAAAGCAACTGGAAACCGACCCGACGTTGGTCGGCGTGGGCGGCTCGTTGCGGGCGAAGGGTCAAACTGCCTTGGCCGTCATTTCTGACCTCGGAATGGAGGGTCTTTTCGAAGAAGCGAAGGGGGTCGCGCTTGAACAGTCCGAACTCGACCTTGATGAAATGGAAAACCTGTTCAGCAGCCCGACGCTTTCGGTTCTCGACATCATTGAAAATAGCGTCGGATTGGCGCTTGCTCGAATGCGGACCCCTGACCAGCGCATTCCCGTGGATGTTATCAGGCGGTCCATTAAAGACGTGAACCTGCGTGGCCTCACGGGCTCTAAGCAAGTTATCAATCGCCTGAAATTTATCAACGACATCTTTGATCGCCGCGCCGGAAGCCTCGAAAAACGGTTTGACCTTGAAAGTTCGGCGACGCAGGGGAGTGGTGGGGCGGCTCCGAGCCCAACCCCGCAAAAAACCATTGATGAAGTCCCTGTGTTCACCATCGAAGAATTACAGAGCATATTGGAATAGCTATGGGACAAATCCGCATCGATGGGCTCGGGATTGTGGAAATCGCTGGTGCTGTGCCGACACCGGAGGAATCTGCCGTGATTTTGCGCGCAGTTGAAGCCGTTCGCCCCCCAACCCGTTCACCAAATCAGTTTGAACGTTTTTCGGAAACCCCGTCTGGCACAATCAAAGCCGGACCCGGCGAAGAGGGTCCGATTGGCGTCGTTCCGCCAGAAGTTCGGTCAACCGTGCGCGCCACGGTCGAGGGTTTGCCGGATATTTTCAAAACAGCCATTGAGATGACGCCGGGGATTCTCGGGACGGCTTTAGGAGCAGCGGGTGGGACACTCACGCTTGGCCCTGGCGCGGGAACCGTCATCGGTGCGGCGGGCGGCGGTGGAGGCGGCGAAGCCATTGGTCAGGAACTCGGCATAACGCCCCGCAGCGAAACCAACATCAAACTCGCAACGGGCGGCGCTGTGGCTGGTCCCATAGTAGGCAAGACAGTTCAGCGCGTCAGAAGAGTAGGCGGGGCGGTCTTTAACAAACTCCCGTCGGTCAAGCAGGCGCGGTCTGCAATCAAGGAAGAAGAATCGTTTGAAGCCCTTGATTCACTCGGAACCAAGATTCTGCAAAAGCAGAAGGGATTGGTCGCGAGGACGGCGGACGAACTATTCTCCGCCGCCCGGAAAGCGGGCGCGACAGTGACCCCCGCAGATATGCAGGGAACCGTGAAATCACTTGACCTTATGTCAAGGGAACTTGAACGTTTTTCCGCCTTCCCAGAAGCCAAGCAGTCGTTGCAGCTTATAGAGCGCGTGCGGGAAAGCCTGACGGTAGACGACATCATTGACCTTGATGACGTTGTTCGCGTCAGACAGCTTGTGGGCGCGGCAGTTAAGCGATTCGCGACTACCGGTGGGCCAAAACTCGGAAGCGCTAAAAAGGTCTTCGGCGCGCTTTCTGACGACATCGACAAGATCGCAGACAGTGGCCGTATGCCTGCCCGCGCAGCCAAACTTTTCAAGGCAGCAACCAAACGCGCGAAACTTCAATTTTCCGTGCGAGACGTGGAGAAGGGACTCATCCAGTTTTCAAAGCCCGTTGGCGAGGGTGGAGCGTCCATCAACGTCGAAGGCTTCCGAAAATGGCTTTTCCAGAGGACTAATCCAAAGGGCAGGCTTTTTGACAAGAACCTTGCCGACGCCTTGAAAGACGAACTGCCGGAAATCAACAAAACGCTCGCGGCCCTCGAAAAAACATTGAAAGAGTCTGGCAAGGGCGGAACAATCGTGGCGCAGGGACTCGCCGCCAAAGCCGGTAAGAGCGTCGTTGGTGCTGGCGTCGGTGTTGCGACCTTCGGCGCATTGGGCGGCGATCCAATTTCCGCCGCAGTCGGCGGTTTGATCGGCGCGCAATTCCCCCAAACGCTGACGGGATTGTTATTGAGTTCACGCGGGCGCAAACTGCTTGAGGGCGCGACGAAACTCGGCAAGGGGCAGATTAACGCGAAAACGTGGGCGGCGATTAGTGAGGCGTTGACACAGCTTGCGCTTCCGAGAAAAGACAAGGAGACACTACCATGAGCGGCCCGAACGTAAATCCGTACACTTCCCAATCGATCAGCGGCTATAACGCCTCTCCGCCCGTGGATGATGGCAGCGCGACGACGGCGAACCAGATTTTTTGGGCGACGATCAAAACCAAGATCACGGACCCGATTAAAACGCTGGCCGAGGCGATTAATACGGCTTGCACGGCATTCGGCGGGAAGTCGTTCAACTGTGATGATACCGTTCAAAATGTCGTCGCCGGTTCCATCGCCCTTGAATCCGACGAACTGACGATTGCTACCGGCTCGATCACGGTTGACCGCTCGTCACACACCGTTGACACGGAAGCCGACGCAGCGAGCGACGACCTCGCCAACATCCTGACAACATCGGTGGCTGACGAAACCCTTCTGCTTATCCGCGCGGCGCATACCGACCGCACGGTTGTTGTCAAAGACGCGGCGACGGGCGCGGGTCAGATTCACCTTGATAATAACGGCGATTATTCCTTGGACGATGACCAAAAGTCGGTTCTTCTACAACTCCGTGGGACCGATTGGTACGAGGTTGCCCGGTCTGACGATACTAAGGGAACCGTTGTTCAAGAGGTCTACACGCTGACCGGTGCCGTCGCCACCGGGACCACCGCCATCCCGCTTGATGATTCAATTCCTCAGATTACTGAGGGTGACGAGTATATGACGCGGACGATCACGCCGACGGATGCAGCAAACATCTTGCGGGTTGATGTTGTTATTGCCGAAATGGCAAATAGCAACGCGGGAACGCAACTTATCGCCGCGCTTTTCCAAGACGCCGTTGCTAATGCGCTTGGTGTTGCTGCCGCTCACCCGGAGGCGTCCGCAGGGTCCCGCCGTGAAAATCTTATGTTCTCCTATTTCATGGTTGCCGGAACGACCAGTGAAATTACGTTCAGGGTCCGTGCGGGCGGAAATGTCGGCGCCACAACGACCTTTAATGGTACGCAAGGCTTGCGAGAATTCGGCGGCGCGTTGGCAAGTTCAATCAGCGTAACGGAGTACAAGCCATGACGATTGTCGTAAACCCCCTTGCGATAGGCTGGAAGCACAACCACGAACCGGGGATAACGACCCTTGACGGCGTTCTTATCGGGTGGCCGGAAGCGTTAGGGGCCTATCCGACACAGGCACAGGCCGACGCGTGGGAAGTTGAATATGAGGCGCGCATTAACCTCCCGCCAACCGTCATTGATTGGGAATCCTTCCAAGCTCGCTTTACCATTCTGGAATTTGATGACGCGACAGATTATGTCTATGCGTCGAATCCGACAACCGGGAAGCCGGTGCGTGGCAAACTCATTCAGGCGATGTCACGCGTCATGGCAAAAGACAAAGTGGACCTTGAAGACGCCAAGACCGAAGCCTTTTTGGATATTCTGGTGTCGTCAGGTGTTGTAACGGCTGAACGCAAGGTTGAAATTCTGACGCCATAATATGAGTTTATTTCTCGCCGCATTCTTCTTTCTGCTCCCGTTGGGGTATTCCGGGCTCTTTATTGAACCTGGAAACATCCCTAAGTGGCTTTTGGCGAGCGTTGTTGCGCCCATCCTGTTCTTTCTCTGCCGTCCGCGCATGACATCGGCCCATTGGGTCGGCGCAGCCCTTCTTGTTTGGATGGGAATAACCGCGTTTTGGTCAATCTCCCCTTGGATGGCGTTCGACCGCGTATGGAAATTTGCGTTGGCGGGAATGGTTTTCGCTGCCGCCAGTACGCTTGATCGGCGCTCATACCGGAATTGCGTTATCGCTTTCGGCGTTGGTATAGCCGTTAACGCGCTCATTGCTGTCGGCATGAAAATTGGTTGGATGCCGACCGTGACGGCTGCGGAAGTCGGCACCAAATTCGGCATATTCACCACGACGCCAAGCCTGCCTGCGGCAATGATGGTCAACGCCAATTACCTCGCCGCTGCAATAGTTCTCGCGATTGTGCCGATAATGGTGTGCGGGGGGCGCGTTTTAAGAGCCGTAGGGGCCGTTCTCTATTTCCCCGCCTTCGTGGTCGTTATTTCAAAAGCGGCTATTGTGGGCCTTGCAGGGGCCACCACGGCGTATATTTGGAGGCGGTCACGGCGTTTGGCTACGGGATTGGCTGTTCTCGCGGTTGCCATGCTCTGCATTTACCCGTTTTTGCTCGGGATCGACAATCATGGGAATTCCGGTTTTATGCACCAGAAAGTTCAAAATCGCGTTGTTTTGGCGGCAAATACGATTTCGGCAATCACAGTTATCGGTCATGGCGCCGGATCGTATTGGTCATTATATCCCAAATATGCGAACGCTGTGCTTGACAGCACCAAAATAGAGTATAGCTTCAACAAAAGGCCCCGCACGGCCCACAATGATTTTTTAACCATCGCGTTCGAGGGGGGCATTGTCGCGTTGGTATTGTGGCTTTCCCTGATTGCTATTTTACTGCGCCGTAAAATTGTCACCAAGGAAGATACAGCGGCATGGCTTACAACAGTCACATTCCTGGCCCTTGGCTTGTTTCACTTTGCGGCTTTTCTTCCGCACTCACTTTTTGTCGCAATGCTTCACGCTGGTTATCTGGCACGCGAACGACCCTGAAATTAGTCATCGTCGGAATCGGGTTTGCTTACGCAGCGGCTGCGTTTTTTGGCGAAAGCGCCATGGCACGCTCCGTTTTAGCACAGCGCAACGGCCATGTTGCCGACTCCTTTCTTAATATGGTTCGCGCCGAGAGCCTTTTTCCAATCCCCTATTATATCCGAGAGGGCAACGCTTCGTGGTTTACGATGGCGCAATGGGTTCCGCTTGACGTGACCAAAGCCGTCGTTGATGAAGCATTAGCGCAAGACCCCTATTCCGGCAATCTCCTTTGGCACAAAACCATTATTGAACTTCGCATTGGTGACATGACCGAAGCGCGCGATTCCCTTGACCGTCTTCGCGCGGTTGGCCGAGGTTGGCCGCAGCTTGAAAACGCTGAGAAGGTCTTCGCCGAGGTCGAAAAACAAATTAGGGAACGGCCATGAACACCTTAAAGCAAGTTGCTGAGAACGCCACGTTTGTAGCAATTTCACGACTTTCCATGGCCACGCTTGCGCTTATTCTTGTCCCATTGGTTTTTGCTGTTGGCGACCGCGCTATCGACCGCCTCGACGCCCTTGGGGTGCAAATAAACGATACCTCAAAGATTCAGGCAGTCCTCATTGAGCGCATTAAAAATGCCGAGAAAGACATAAAAAGGTTAGAGGGTGGATTTAGTTGGGAAACTTACAAATGACGACACCGCCGCGCGGTATCCGCAACAACAATCCCCTGAATCTCAGAGAGCTTCCGGGCGATCATACGGAATGGGTTGGCGAGCGGGTGACTGACGACGACCCCTCTTTTGAGGAATTTAACACAATGGAGGAAGGGGTGCGCGCGGGAGCAAAAACGCTCAACACCTACCAGCGCATCCATGGCCTTGCCACGATACGGCAAATCATTACGCGGTTTGCGCCGCCGTCTGAAAACGATACTGAGTCATATGTCTGGCATGTTTCAGGTCGGGTGAATGTGACGCCCGACGAACCGCTGGACTTATGTTCGGAGGGGGTTCTTTCGAGACTTATTGCTGCCATCATCGACCACGAGCAGGGCTATATGGCGGACGGATTTCCGTGGGTTGACAAACAGACGATCAGGCGCGGGATATTGATGGTTTAGGAGAACGCTATGAACGGAACGACCAAGACCGCAGCGGCGGCAGGCGGGGCAATTCCGAGCGGTATCCTGCTGGTCAAACTCTTTACATATTTGGGCGTTTCATTGACGACGCCGGAAGCTATCGCGATGGCGGGACTTCTGGCCCCTGTCCTGCACGGGGCGGCGGATGTCGTCGGCGCGGCCAAGGACGCCATAATTTCAAGGATCAGCAAGGATGGCTAAACAAGACCCTAACCCGCCGAAGTGGGAAAAGTCCATGGGCGACGGCTGCACGGGTGTTTTGGACTGGCTGCCGTTCGTCGGTGATATGACGGGCTGTTGCGACGAGCATGATGAAGCCTTTCACTACGGCGGTGGCGAGGTTGAGTTTCGGGCCGCAAATAAGGCGTTTTACGACTGCATCCACAAAAAACGCAGATGTTGGTTTTGCCACCAAGTCTCAAAAGTGGTAGCTTACGTTCGGCGTGGTGGTGTGCGCCGGTTTGGACGGAGCCATTTTAACTGGCTTGGTCCCGGCCCACAGGATGACGGAGACTAAAATGCCGCCCCTAATAACGACCTTCCAGATTTTCGCCGCCGAAGCCATTGCCGCTGCCGGAACCGCTGAACGAGTTATCAGGATGTTCGACGGCGCGCACTCTCAGCTTCAAGAGCGACGCTTTGACGAGGCGCGGGCCTCCAGCGGCAATATTACATTGCAGGCGCGTGTCGTCGCCGCAGCCGGGACGCGGGCAATCGCCGTGAAAGCGTATGTCTCGCTTGATTACGTCAACTACGTTCTGGATGACACCATTGTTGCCGATTGGACGGTGGCGAACGACACCGACGATTATTACATTAAGATTGCCGAAGTCGCCATGGCCCCCTAATCGAACGTCACCGTGGCAATGTTTACGGTGGTATCGACAACCAACACCGCGACCACCAAAACCCAAAACCAAATCGGCATCTTCACGTCTAGAAAATCTTGAATGCAGTATCTACGCATCTGTCAAATCCTCGTTTATGAAAACCGTTCAATCGTTTGGCCTAAAAACAGCGCCGCACAAATAGCCCACCCCAAAAGGGAGAGACCACGCGACGGATTGTCATCCATCCCGATAATCATGCCACAATTAATTACCGCACATATCGTTGCTATAGGAAGTAGCCAATCCATATCTATCTCCAATCGCTCGTTAGTGTCCGGCGATGTACGCCGACGTACATTCGCTCGTTATCGTGCAGAGGCAAAAGCGTCGATGGCTTCGCGGATCGTCGGATGCCAATCTTTTGCCTCAATGAAAAATGTGGTTTGAATGTCCACGGGTTCGTCGCCCATCGGGCAATTCTGGACGCCATCTTCGGCAACGGCCCAATGCCCGTTGTCATCGTTAATCAACCCCGGACAGGAACCTTCTTTCGTGATGCTTTCGAGGTAGTCAAGGCGCTCTGTATCGTTCATATCGCCACTCTCAGCCGGTGTCATTGTCTCATTAAGTGGGTCGCGTGTTTTGGCAACCTGAGCCGCGCTTTGGTTCGTGTTTTCCGTTCGCATGTCGCGTTCCTCGCTCGTTTTAGTTCATCAAGGCGTGGATTAAAGCATCGACCAAATCCGGGTCGCCAAGAAAGAAGATGTACAGGAGGGCAAGAGCCATCCAACCCATGCCGGTGCTTA